AAAAGTTTTCTTTTTTAGCAAAAACAAAGTCTTTAATAATAGATGCTTTTGTTAAGACTGTCTTGCCATGTCCTCTAGGTACAATAATTGCAGTTTGTTTTACATTTTTATTATCTATTGCATCTGCTATTTCGTAATGAAAGAATGGAGTTTCGCTACGCATAAAGTCATCTGGTAAAAATAATTTGCCAAATGATATAAGATCTTTATACGCTAATTGTAATGCTTCTTCAGCTTTGTTTACGTTCCGTTTGTTTATATTTGTCATCTAAATACTTTTCTAACTTTT